CACAATATATAGTGTCTGTTTATTGACGCAACCACAATATATAGTGTATAATCCAAGACGGAAGGTAACTCTTCTGTCTTTTTCCGTCCTGCACGGATTTATGCAGAGTGTTAATGGTCAGTTACACTCTCTGACCTAATTCGAAAGGAGTAGACTTTATGTCAGTAATGACAAACGAAGAAATTACCGCTGAGTTTGAAACGCTGTTTGGTGGCTCTGAAGGATCTGACGAGACCGAAACAGAGGAAACTGAAACAGAGGAAACTACAGAGGAAGAAACTACCGAAGATACTACTGATACAACTGAAACTGAATCCGATGAGTCGGAAGAAGAGGAAGAAGACGCTTCTAAGGACGAGTCCGAAGCGCATAAAGAGACCAAATCCTCTTCACAACAGGCTAAGCAGAATCATGCATTTGCTGAACAGCGTTTGCAGATTAAGCAGCAGGAACAGTTCATTCGTAGTATAGGTAAGCTCATCGGGTTTGATGAGAAGGCATCCATTAACGACATTCAGGACAAGATCAAAGAAGTTCTTGTTGAGAAGGAAGCTAAGGATAACAACATCTCTGTCGAACTTGCACAGAAGCTTAACTGGGCTGAGGAAATGGCCCAGGAAAATGAAAGAATTAAGTTAGAGAAGAAAGTACAAGAGGACTTTTCTGAGCTGATTGATAAGCACAATCTTGACAAGGAAGCTGTGGATGAATTTACCAATTATCTTATCGAGAGCGGTAAGAATCCTATGCTTGATTCGTCTGTTGATATCGCTGCGGAGTATCTTAAGCTTCATTATGAGGATATGGTACAGGCCGCTGTTGATAAGGCACTTGCTAAGGAGGATGCGAGGCAGAAGAAGGTCGATGAGAAGGCAGCGTCCAGCGTTTCTAAAGGAAATGCGGACAAGGGTGACACTAAGATCACTTCTGTCAAGGAACTCGACGATCTGTTCAACAGCATGGATATCTAGTCCTCAGAAAGGATTAGGTTATTACTATGGCAGTTTCACTTAATGCACTGGCACCTACCACTGACATTAACACTATGGTGCAGCTTGCTAATAACACTAAGAATCTGGTAAATCCAGAGGTGTTCTATAGCAAGCAGCTCCTCGATACGATCAGAATGGGAGCAGATCAGTATAAGTACTATAAGCTTGCTGATGTTTCTCCTATTCAGAACAAAGCTGATAAGCTCACTGTTCGCAGATGGGCTCCGCTTCAGGCTCATACAGTACCACTCGATGAAGGTATTCCACCGAAATCGGATAAGGGTTCTGTTGAGAAGTACGAAATGGAAGCCCATCAGTACGGTCGTTACATGGAGTTTACTGATAAGGTTGACTTCAATGTAGTGGATCCTGTGATCGCTCACTATTCATCGGAGTACTCTATCGTAGCTATCGAGACACTCGACCTGCTCGCCAGAGAAGAGCTGTTCTCAAAGGCTCAGAAGTACTATGCTGGTATGGGCCGCAAGATCGAGGGTACTAACCTCTTCGAGCAGCTTACAGTCGATGATTCGAAGCCGAACATGACTGACCTCAGGCTCATCGTACTGTCCCTGAAGAGACAGCTCGTAAAGCCTAGAGCTAACGGCAGATATAAGGTTATCTGCTCCCCTGAGTTCACTTATGACATGATCGAGGATCCTACTGTCGAGAAGTTCATGAAGATCAACCAGACCACTAAGGATGCTTACGATGGTTCTGTTCTCTTCCCACTCTTCGGAATGGACTTTGAAGAGACTCTCGTATGCCCTGCGGATGGTTCCTTCAAAAAGGTTATCGACAGCGCTGTGAAGAAGTGTAAGAGACTCTACAGAGAGGCTGTATCTGGTGATTCCGAGTACGTAGCGGGTGAGACTCATTACGTATATGCTACAGTCACCGAGGATACTTACACAGATGCACATGCTGCTTCTGGCGATAAGATTTATTCTAAGACTAGCGGTTACGTAAAGGATTCCAGAACTCATCAGGATGCTTCGTACATTCCTGATCTTGAGACATGGGATATCGAGCATTACGTACATACTGACGAGTCTACTGGCTGGAGCGAGATGAATGTACATCACATCCTCATCGTAGGTAAGGATGCTCTTACGAGAACAGGCCTTACTGGAGAGGGTAATGCGAGAATGTACACTAAGCCAAAGGGATCTGCAGGAGTCCTGGACCCGATCGATCAGAGACAGTCCATCGGATTTAAGATAAACTCCGTTGGTTTCGGTTCGACTCGTATGGAGGCTATCGTAGATTACATGTGTGTACCTGCAGCTGCTAATCTGATCTAGTAGGGAGGTTACACATGGCTAAAAAGAGTTCAGCAGTAGAAGCTAGGGAAGCTGAGGTCGCTTCAAATAGGGCGGTAGCAGAGAAGGAGATCGAAAGGAAAGCACTTGCTAAGGCCTTTAAGACACAGGACACAGCTCCTGTACAGGTATCTCCGCTGTATGCGCCTTATTTCGGGAAAGTTATGACTGTTACCATTAATGGTATCTCAGTCGCTGTTCCGTGTGATGGTAAGACATACATGGTTCCAGCTTCGTTCGCCGAAGAGGTTCTCATCAGATTGAACAACCAGGACGAGTTGATTCAGAAGAAGAGGAAGCTCGGCGATGTATCAAATAACTTCGAGACTTCGCCTGGCGAGCTGCAGATATTCTAAGCAATAAGGGG